GTTACAGAGACAATAAAATCTTCAGTTATCTCGTCTGACGAGACAGATGCTGAATTTGTCCCTGAGATTACCGATTTTCAAGTAGATTTTGAAGTCTCTAATATTTCTAGTAGAACACTAGGGTCATTAATAGGTGAGCCAACTCCTAACACTACAAGTAGGAGGCGCGAACCTAAATCTGTTAATGACTTTATTGATGAAAAGAAAAAAGGGAAGTAATTATACATATGAAGACTTCTCCGAAGTAATCGATTTAGCGATAAAGAAACAGCAGTATAAATGGCGACTTAATGCCGTTAGATGGTTTGATTTCGAAGATGTCGAGCAAATCATAAAAGTTCACATTGCAAAGAAGTGGGACATGTGGGATCAAGAGCGACCTCTTGAGCCGTGGATAGGTAGGATTATATCCAATCAAATAAGAAACCTAGTGAGGAACCACTATGGAAATTATGTAAATCCTTGCCCAAATCATCAAGAGCCAGATCACGATTCATCTACTTGCTCTATTTGCCAAAAGTGGGAAAAGTCTAAGAGGGCGGGGTTAGAATTAAAGATTCCGCTTTCTACTGAAGATTTCGTAAAAGAAGTAACAAATAAACAATATTTAGACTTCGATTTCTCATCGTCGCTTGAAAAGCTAAATGTTGAAATGAAATTACGTTTAAAGGGTAGTCATTACACAGCTTATAGAATGTTGTACTTCGAAAAGAGTAGTGAAGAAGATGTCGCAAAATTTATGGGATATAAGATCTCCCCGCAAAAAAGAAAGCTTGGTTACAGGCAAGTGAAGAATCTTAAAAAGAAATTTCTACAAGTAGCTATAGAGATACTAAAGGAGCAAGATATTATAGGTGATGGAGCTGAATAAAGATCAAAAAGAGTTTTTAAGAGTTAATTCTCAAGATATGCCAGATCTTATTGATTTGACAAAGAAATGCTTTGGAGATGAGTCTTTAGACGGCAGATCTAAAGAAGGTCGCGCTGTTCGTAAGTTCCTAGTGGAGAACTCTATAAAATTCAAAACAACAAGTAGAATACCTGCCGAAGTTATAAATTTAACAAAAGAGCAAGGAGAATTCATTCTGCAGCAAGCGGAAGAGGGATTGTCTTCATTAGAGATAGCTAAGATAGTTTTTCCGTCTAGAAATGTAAAACCTCTGAGTTCTGAACAGAGGGTTGTCTTAGAGAAAATTAGAGAGGTAAACCCAGATATTTTACCCTCTCAAGATTCAGGAGCGTTAAATTCGTATATTTCCCCAAAATCGCCCTCACGAATCATAAAAAAAGTAAATGATGCTACGGGACTAGCATTAAACGAACAAAAACTCAATAGGCAGAAACAAATTTGTATAGAAAAGTTAAAAGTAAACCTTTCTAACTCTAGATTTTTAAAGATTATTAATAATTTTTTAAATGAAGAAGATCGAGTTTTGTTTGAGCATGAATTTGTTAGACTCACATGGGATAAACCAGATCTAACAGCTGATGAATTGAATCTTTATCTAAACGTTTGCAAGGAGGTTATAAACCTAGAGGTTATAAGCGCTCACCTAAATAAATTGAACAGTATGTTCGATGAAGCTGACGAGCAACAGGAAATGTCTATCCGCTTAGCTGAAATCATTAAAACTAAGAGTAGCGAGTATCATCAGTGCGAAACCCGCATTGAGAACCTCACAAAGAAGCTTCAGGGCGACAGGGGAGAGCGTATGAAGAAAATGCAGAAGGAAAACGCATCTTTTTTATCTATTGTCCAATTATTCCAAGAACAGGAAGAAAGAGAGACAATGGTCCGAATAGCTGAGATGCAAAAAGAATCAATAAAAGAAGAAGCTGAAAGGCTTGAGGGAATGGCGGAATGGAAAGCTAGAGTATTAGGAATAAGTCAAGAAGATGCAATTTAAATGTCAGGAGTGCGGCAGGGAATTTAAAAGCCGAAGAAGTCTACATACTCATGTAAAAGCTCATGACTTATTCGTGGGCGACTACTATGTAAAATATTATGCCCGTTTTGATAAGTTAACTAATCAACCGATAGAGTATAAAAATTACGATCAGTATTTCGCTACTGACTTCATCAACACAACTAATATGAAAAAGTGGTGCGATCAGGCTCCACGGGAAGAGGTAAGAGAATTTATAAAAAAATCTTTAAAAGAAAAGCTGGGGGCCAAGGGCATTCAAGCAGGTCCACCGTCCACTTATCTACTAACGGGAGGTTTGCCCGATATTGACATCTGCAAACAGATGTTCGGTAGTTATCGTGAGACCTGTCAGCATATCGATATGCTCCCCATGCTATCAGCGTCTTTACCAAAAGATTTTCAAAAAGATTATAGTGACACACCTATACTAATTGATACTAGGGAACAACAGCCATTATCTTTTATTAATTCTGACTTATTGAAATTGGATGTCGGTGATTATGCCGTAGGTGGCGATCTATACGACTATACATTTGTGGATAGGAAGTCTTACCAGGATTTTTGCTCTACTATTACAAATGGCTATTCGCGTTTTATAAAAGAGTTAGAAAGGTGCAGATCTATTGGTTGTTATCTTTATATAGTTACAGAAACAGCCTTTGATGATATGTGGGCTACTAATAGAAAAGGCTTCAAGAAGTTTAAACTAGATTATGTTTATCATCAGATGCGTTCTATACAATCTGAGTATACTGACTGCTGTCAATTTGTGTTTAGTGGTTCTAGAGAGAAAAGCGAGGAGCTTATACCCAAAATCCTTGTTTTAGGAAAGAAGCTATGGAAAGTAGATCTTCAATATTTTTGGGATAAAGAAATTAAAAAAGATGGCTTGGGAAACAGGAAAACAGAAACTTCACAGAGAGTACAAGGATATAAACAAAGTTATTCTAGAAAAAGAGGGGTATTTAGAAGAAACGGAAGCTAAGATTCTTCTTTACAAATTTTTTAGGGAGAACCCTTCTTTTGCTTGTGAATTACTTACAGGGGTAAAATTATTCCCTTTCCAACATATGGCTATCAAGTCCATGATGGAGTCCGATTACTTTTTGGGGATCTGGAGTCGCGGAATGTCCAAAAGCTTCTCTACAGGCGTTTTCGCGCTATTAGACGCTATTTTTAATCAAGGTGTTCAGATAGGTATTATTTCTAAGTCTTTTCGGCAATCTAAAATGATTTTTAAAAAGATAGAAGATATTGCTAAAAGCCCTAAAGCAACGTTCTTCGCCCAGTGTATAACTCGCACATCTAAAATGAATGATGAATGGGTTATGGAGATAGGTAGGAGCAGTATAAGAGCGCTACCTTTGGGTGATGGAGAAAAGTTGAGGGGTTTTCGTTTCCAACGAATGATTATTGACGAATTACTGTTGATGCCTGAAAAGATCTATAATGAGGTGATTATACCCTTTTTGTCTGTTGTGGAGAATCCTACTGAGAGACAAGAGGTATACGATCTAGAAACTAAGATGATAGAGCAGGGGAAGATGAAGGAGGATGAAAGAAAACGCTGGCCAAACAACAAAATCATTGGTTTATCTTCAGCTTCTTATAAATTTGAATATCTTTATAAAATATATCAGAAATACGAATCTTTAATCTTAAATGAAAACAATCAGGATGGAGCGCATAGGACAATAATGCATTTTAGTTATGATTGTGCGCCACAACAACTTTATGACCAAAGTTTAATCAATCAGTCTAAATCAACAATGAGTCAATCTCAGTTTGATAGAGAGTTTGGAGCTATTTTCACTGATGATAGCTCTGGATACTTTAAGGTCAGTAAAATGGCGGCTTGCACAGTCCCAGATGGAGAAGGGCAATCCGTAGAGGTAGTTGGTAACCCTAAAGATGAATACATCTTAGCTTTTGACCCATCATGGTCAGAGAGTGAGAGTTCTGATGATTTTGCTATGCTGCTTATAAAAATAAATAAGCAAACTAAAAAAGGCACGATAGTCCATAGCTATGCTCTTTCAGGCGCTAGCTTGAAGACTCATATTAAATATATGGCTTATGTAGTTACTCATTTTAATATAGCTGCAGTTGTTGGTGATTACAATGGAGGTGTACAATTTATTAACTCCTGTAATGAAAGTGATATATTTAAAAGAAAAAACCTTAATTTAGGAGTTATAGAGGCTGATTTGGATAAGTCTAAAGATTACAATAAAAACATACGAAGGCTTAGGAACCAATATAATAAATCAGATAAGAAGTTTGTTTTCTTGAGGAAGCCTACGTCTGCTTGGATTAGATTAGCTAACGAATCCCTACAATCAGCTTTTGATCACAAACGTATATTCTTTGCTGGCGCAGCTATGAATGATGATTATAACAATCAAAGAAAGTCTAGAGTGCCAATCGATCAGTTAAAATTCATAAGGAACGATATAAATGAAAAAGCGCCGAAAGGGGCTAGGATGATTGACTTTGTAGAACACCAGAGAGATATGATGGACTTAATCAAAGTTCAGTGCGCTATGGTTCAAATCACGACATCTTCACAAGGGACTCAAAGTTTCGACTTGCCCCCTAATCTAAGGAAACAGACAGGGGCAGACAAAGCTCGTAAAGACTCTTATTCTGCCTTGGTGCTAGGCAACTGGATGATGAATGTATTCTATGATATGGAATCAGACGACATATCAGATCAACAAAGTACCTTTACTCCAATGTTTATTTCTTAACTTTTAAAAGTTGAAAGTTAACTTTGAGGTGTAAGATAATTTGTATCTCATGTCAAAAAGAAAATATACTAAGCGCTCTGAATATTGGAAAAAATTTAATATTTCAGACCACCCATCTCATGATAGCGAAACAAGTGAGGAAATCTCACCAGAACTACTAGGAGAACCTTTTTACACTTCTGATGCTTCCTTCACTGGAGTATCCGAAGCTAGACGACAAAGTGCATCAACCAGCGGATTTTCTGGATCTAGAACAAACCGCGCAGCTTACACTAGTTTACATAATCGTTATTCCAGTATTAGATTAGGATTATTACCTTATGAATATTCTTCTGAGGGTGTAACTTGTCGAGATGCTTTAGAACTTTGCCAAAAAGCCTA